GTCAAAATAAAGACCGGAGTTTTTCTGATTCTGAAAGGGATGGATTTTGTCATAGGACTTCCAATTCAAGTGCGCAACAAAAAAAAGAAAAAATAATGAATAGATATTCTGATATAATTGAAAATAAATCAAATCAAACTTCTCAATCTAAACAAAATTCTGATGTCAAATGGACTAAAGAAGATAAACAGAATATGAAATATATTATTTCAAAACTTGGTTATGACCCATTTGAAGATGTAGGATTAGACGAATTTGATAGAAAATATTGCTTTAATCTTTTATCTGGATATTTTGATACACCTGGGATTTTAGAAGACGGGCACAAAAAACAATGTGTTATTGAAATAACCATGTCTTATTGTCAATGTAGAAAAATAACGGACGAATTAAACACGGAACTTGGAAAAACAGATTCAAATGAAAAAAGAATCACTTCTTTGACAAATGCAAAATCTTCTCTTCTCTCTTCTATTGCAACAATAGCTAAAGATAATAATATTTCTTCAAACTACAATAAGAACTCTAATCAGGGACAAGATTCCATATCTTCCATGATGAAAGAAATGGAAAAGAACGGATTTCAAGAAATTCAAGTAAATATATTTGATGTAAAAACAAGTGAAGCATTTAAACAGATTGATAATATCAGTAATGAAAATATAGCAAATCAGCTCACGTTAGATAATAGTGAATATAGTGATATTGTAAAAGAACAACGTGAAATGATTAAAAATTTTGAGTCTGAAATTGACAGGTTAAAAGAAGAAAACCGAAATTACCAAAATAAAATTATAGATTTAGAAGGACGAAAGAGGTGACATTATGGAAATTTATAAACCAATGTCATCTAAAGAACTAAGTCAAAGAAAAATTGAAGAATATTCAAAAATGGCAAAAATTATTCAATGGGGAAGGAAAAATCCTGTCAAGTTCTGTGAAAAATTCTTCGGAATTAAGCTGATTGACTATCAGGCTTATTGTTTCATGAGAACTTGGATAGTTCAATATGCATTATGGGCAGAATGTCGTGGTGCTGGGAAAGATACTTTAGCAGCAGCATATTTTATGACCCGATTATTATTGATACCAGACTATAGTTTATATATTAGTAGTAATACATACGCTCAATCGGTGGAATCGTTCAATAAACTGCGCGATATTGCTTTAAAGAGAATACCGAATTTTAAAAGTGCAACTGATATATTTGCAAGGGAAGTAGATAAGACTGGCAGTAATAGCGAAACAGGCTTTTTACAGGCTCCTACTTGTAAATTCAGGTTGTATAATAATTCAAAAATGGAAGCATTATCTTCCAACCTTGAAGCTATTCGTGGTAAGCGTGGCGCTGTATGGTTTAATGAAACGGCTTGGAAAACCGCTGAAGAATTAGCTGTTGTAGAAAATTTTGCAAATGTTGATTCTAGTTTTTCAACCTCCACTGAAAAAGTAAGATATATTGAGCCACAACAAATGCCGTTACAGATTTTATATACTTCCAGTGTTGGTGATGTAACATACCCCTTCTTCGATAAGTATAAAACATTTTATAAAAAGATGTTGGTTGGAAATAGTAATTATTTCTGTTTTGATATAAATGCTTATGACGTATTGTATCGCTCTACTATTGATGGCACTCCTATCAAATCTCATCTTACCGAAGATAAGATTATGAAGGACATAGAAGAAGATCCTGATAACGCTGATGTTGAACTATTTAATAAATTCAGAAAAGGCGGTGGCTCAAATGCAGTCGTTACCATGGATGAACTTATTAGAAATTCTACAACACGTAAACCACTTTTATATAATGATACGGGTAAAAAGAAATTTATTTTCTGTTATGACCCAGCAAGAAATTTTGACGGAAGTGTTCTATCAATCTTTCAAGTAATTAATGACAAAAATGTTGGATATAAATTACGACTAGAAAATGTTGTGTCTATGGTTGACCAAAATGCAAAAAACAAAACTCCTCTTCCAATGCCGGCACAGTTAGATATAATTAAGGAATTAATGATTAAATATAATGGAGAACGTGCGGCAGAATGGGAAAATATTGAGTTTTATATTGATGCCGGAAGTGGCGGAGGCGGTATAAGTGCAGTTGCGGATCAGTTAATGGATGACTGGACTGATAAGTATGGCGGGAAACATCGGGGTATTATTGATCCAGAACACAAGCAATATGAAACTGCGAGGAAAAAATATACTAATGCAATGCCAATAGTTCATCTTGTTGATCCGCAAGGATATAAAAAAATAATGTATGATGCTGTATCAAAAATGGTAAAATTAAATCTTATAGAATTCGCCAATTATGAAAATAAAGATTATATCATGGCAGAAAATAAAGATGGTGGTTTTGATACGGTTAAACTTTCTCAAGAGGAACAATTAGCATTGGCTCAAATGCATATAGCAAAATTACAATTATCATATATGTGTCGATATGATACTCCCAATGGCGGCGTTACATATGAATTAGCAAAAGATAAAAAAGGACATGATGACCATGCTTATACAATGGCAGAGGGTGGTTACGCATTAGCAAGACTCAGAAGAGTCGACTTATTAACAGATCATAAGAAGACAGAAAATGGGTTTGAACATGCTCCCCGTTGTGTTTCATCAATATCTTACTAAGAAAGGACGGTGATTACTTGTCACAAAATACACAAAGCACAGAAGAAATAACAACTCTCCCATCTTCCACTTCAGAAGAAGATTTCAGTGTAACTTTTGCTTCAAAAGAAAACATTGATGGCGAAGAAACCGTCATTCTTACTTCTGAACAGACAGCACGGGAATGGATGACCAATGCACTTAAAAGCTTTGACCCATCTAATCGGCAATATTCTGTATATCTCAATGAAGAGTCTTGTATTGACAGCGAAAAAATAACTCTTGATAAGTTAGAAAATCTCGCTAAAAATGCTCAAAGTGACCTTAGTAAGATTTTGAAAATAAATTCTATTGTGCGTCAAAGAGTTAATGAAGATGATATTATCGGTAAAGTCTACGAAGCGGTTATTGCAAATCTGAATGCCAGTGTCAGGATTTCTTTTGATAATCTCCCCAAAAATTATAAAAAGAAAACAAAGGAACAGGCAGAGTCTATTATCAAACAGTTCAATAAAGAGACGAATATAAATGCCATACTCTCCTCTTCTATCCCTACTGTATATATAGAGGGAAACTGTATTAAATATCTGCGAAAGAAGAACAATCATTTTGTAGTAGACACCTATCCATTGGGCGTTGCTATTGTCAGCGATTATTCTGTAAACAGCATTCCATATGTTCTAATAGATATTAGAGAATTAACTAACCGCTTACAGAAAACAACGATTAAAGGTAAAAAAAACAAACCTCTATTCTTTAATAATATTACAGAAGAAATTAAAAATAATTATCCGCCGGAAGTTTACCAGGCGTATATCAGCAAAGAACATTATGCAAAATTGGATTTAAAACATACCGGACTTAATAGGTTTTGTAATATTAACCGCAAATATGGTTTAACGCCTGTATTTAAAGCATTAAAACCAGGTCTGATGTTAGATACTTTTGATAATGCAGACACAATTAATGCAAAAGCAAAGGCAAAGAAAATTATCCATCAGGTTCTCCGCAAAGAGGTTATGGGACAAACATATGAGAAAAAGGGCCTGGAGGAAATGGCCTATGCTCATGAAAATTTAGCCGCCGCATGGAAAAATCCAACTGTGTTATATACTTCCCCTCCATGCGTTGAGAAAATTGAGTATGTAGAGCCAAAAGTTGAAACAACAAACAAAGATACGATTAACCAATACCGTTCCCGTGTTACATCTGCTTTAGGAATTTCTTTTCTTAATACTGACGGGAACCAGACTGTCAGCACTGCAAATATATCCATTAAACAGTTGATGAGAACAATAAATAAAATTGCTGAACAGGAAGAAATCATTCTGTCTCGTTGGTACTCTATTATTCTTGAAGATAATGGAATACCACAGGAATACTGCCCTACTCCACACATTTTGGATGCAGAACTTCTTGAATTTGAAATGAGGAAAGATCTGTCTGAGCTGCTATATTCTAAGTTTAATTGTTCATATGAGACAGCATTTGGTCTTGTGGGAATTAATGTGGTAGATGAAATTGAGAAACGAAAGAAAGAAAAAGATCTTGGTTATGAAGATATTCTGACTGTGCATCCTACTTCTTATAACAGTTCTGGTGATGAAGTTGATAATAAAGGTGGTAGACCTTCTGGAATAACTAATGATGGAAATGAAGTAGATGATCAGAAAAAAGATTATGATTCTGATTATAACCAGACGAGAGTATGATAATGAAATATATAAGAACACCCACTGGTGAAGTGTTTCAATATAATGAGTGCGAAATATTTGATGACGACTTCTGTGAAATAACAGAAGTCTTTTCTAATACAGAAAAACAAAAAGAATTAGCAAATGAAATGTTTGAACAAACAGGGATATTGGTTGCTGATGTGAAAGGTGGTGAGAATTGTGGATAAGAATACACCAATAAATATAATTGCAGAAGTTGTCAACATTGCAGAGCACACATCGTACTTAGAACTTGTAAGTAGGGTGTGTTTTTATAATGAACCAAATTTGAATGGTGACATGTTACCATACGATGATACCTCATTAGAAAAAGCACAGACATTAGTTAATATGCCTGTGCAAGCCAAGTACAGAGTTAATTCTGATGGTACACCTAGTTTGGGTGGTCATGAAATGGTTAAAAAAAGAGATGGTACGATAGAATTTAAAACACAAAGCATCGGCACTCATACAAGTGTTGAAATTAAAAATGATAATGTCTTAGTGAATGGTTCTATAAAGGAATTACCATGTCTTTTTGCTTCATATCGCATTTGGAAAAGGTATCCAAATTATATTGCTGCGATAAAAAGGTTATTTGATAATGGAATTTTATACGGCAGCTGGGAGATTAATACATACCAATATTTGTATGATAATGGCATTCGCAAAATAACAGATTATGAGTTTATTGCTAATTGTCTTTTGGGTGAAACATCTTATCCAAGCTACGGAACAAGTGCAAATGCTATCAGTATGTCAGAAACAAATAATGAAAATCCTCAATTAATGATTGCTGAAGCTCTTTCTCAAGATTTAATTGATGAGAATGATAATAAGGAGGAAAACTCAAAAATGGGAAAGAAAAATGATACTGTTGTTGCTGAAGATGTAACACAGGTTACTCCTAAAGATACAGATTCTACTAATTCTATTACTGCTACTGAAAATATAAAGCCAGAAGAACAGAATAAGGATACTGCCGAAAAGGAGAAACCAATTACTGATTCAGCCCAATTAACAAGTTATGATTTAAGAATGAAGGTCAATGCTGCCTGTAGGGCAAAGATTGATAAGTGGTGTTGGGTGGCTTATATGTTTCCTAACGAAAAAGAAGTCTGGTGTGAATATGATGGTGCTGAATCTGAATTAGATTATGTAAGATTTACATATGAAGTTGGGGAAGATGATTCTATTACAGTTTCTGAACCTGAATATGTGAAGTTGACTGTTTCTATTGCAGAAGTTAATACAAAGATTTCTGAATTAGAAAAAGAAAACCAGACTGTTAAAGCAGAACTGGATATCAAGAATGATGCAATTACTAAAGCAAGTGAAACAATTCAAAATCTGAATACACAAATTTCTGAACTTAAGCCCTACAAGGAACAGGTTGAAGTTGCCGAAAGAAAGAAAATTGAGGATCAGATTACAGCAGAAAAAGAATCCCTCAAAGCGAAACTTTTAAAGGGCAATTTATTTACAGCGGAAGAAATTGCAGATAAGAAAATTCAGGACTTAATTGAAGCAAGGGATGTATCAGCAATTAACGGTTTGATTGCGGATAGGTTTGTTGCTTCTTTTGATAAAAAGACAAATGAGGCTGGAAGTGTAACAACTGCTGAAACCCAAAATAAAGAAACAGCGGCAGCAAGTCTTGTATCCGATGAGGATGATACGGATGTCCGCAGTTTTATGAGAAAAATTTTATTTAATTAATGAGAGGAGATCTATAAATGGTACGTGATTTTATTATTAATGGAGCAAAGGCTCCTGATGCAATGCATAAGGCAAAAGTTGCTATGGTAACTGGTATGGGAGTCGTAAAGGAGGATTCTGTTACCGATAAGTTTGCAAACATTACTGACACGGAAACCGCAGCAGATATTTTTATCGTTGACAAGGAAAGAGTTCCCTCCGGACTGAATTGTGCTAAAGATGACATGTCTGATTATGATGATGATTTTGTAAAGATCAAAGCAAATGAAATGGTAACGATGGACAAATATCATGCCGGAGAAAAATTTGGAACGGATCAGTATGACAGTACTATTACGTCTGATCTAGCCATTGATACAAGAGTCGCATGGAAAGCAGGTCTTGTAACCAAAGCCACCATTGCTTCTCCGTACAAATTCAAAGGATTTCATAACGATAACGGGCACATGCTTGCACAGATCGAAGTATCTGATATTGCAGCAGCAAATGTGTAATTTGATAAAGGAGGTTTAAATAATGAGTATCTTAACTAGCGAAGTAAAAGACTTAATGTCTAAAAAGCATGTTCTTTATGATGTTGCTGAAAAGGTTGAATATAAAAGAGACTTAACTGCAGAGGAAAAGGAAGTATCCGAAGTAATGGATTCCTGGGCGAAAGAGATTGGAGAAACAGGTAAAGATCCAGATTGTCAGATTGCCGCTTATATTAAGAGAACAGTGCAGGATGAAGTTTACAATGCTCCTGATGAACTGCTTGATCAGTTATTTGACCGTGGTTCTGTTGGAGAATTTGATGATGTTGAATATACAAAAGCACCTATCAATACTCTCGTATCTCATGAAGCCGCCAAGGGTGGTGTAGTCGATCGCAGTTGGATTGATTTCTCTGCACTTACCACGACATGGAAAAACAGACAGGTTGAGACTGACCTAAGTTACGTAGACTTACGTAAGAATGGCTGGAAGTCTATTGCAAATCTGACTGTATTTATGAAAGAAGCCTGCCAGAACGCACTCTTCTATGATGTATTTGGACAGGTGGATGAAGCAATTGTTGGCGGTGAAGCAAAAATTGACGTGACGGGTAAGGTTCCTACCCTTGCTGATATGGATGCAATGGCACTTTATTTGAATGATAGAAGCGATGATTCTGTTATTGTATGTCTTACCAAATATGCACAGGCCATTAGACGTATGGATGGTTTCGCACAGTATCTTAGTTCTGATATGAAGAATGATTTTAATAGATATGGACTTGTAAAGACTTATGATGGAATCGGTGTTGCCGCTATTTCTGGTGCAAAACGCCAGGGTAATGGTAATCTTCTTTTGCCCGACAAGAGGATCTTCGGAATCGCGGGCCGTATCGGAAATCTTGACATGAAAGGTGATATCCATGTTTATCAGGATATGAACAATCAGAGTGAACAGGTGCACCTTATGCTGAAGGATTTTACATATGGATTTACTATCACAAAGATTGAAAACTGTGCAAAGATGGTAATGGCACAGTAATTTAAACAAAAAATAATGACAGGGGGACACTAATCTCCCTGTTTTTTAAATTGGAGGAATCAGTTTGATTAAAGAGACAGAGAAAATTAGTGTTCTGAATTACAACGAAAACCGTGTATCTCTCGTTGCAGCTCCGGATAAGAGTTATAGTTTTGATCCATCGCCCGATGGAATAACACCGATTGTTATTCCAATGTCTATTGATGAGATTAGGTATGCAAATAATTCTGGCGCGTTTAAAAACGGTATGCTGTTTTTTGACAAAACCCATGAGAAAGATGTATATGAAACTCTCAATATTACAAATTGGAAAGATATCCTAAAAAATAGTGATATTAAGGAGATTATTTTACATCCAACCTATGACGGACTGACAAAATTAGTTTCTATTAAAGACAGTTCTCTTTTTGAAAGAGTCCGTACTGTTTATCAGAAATTAGTTATCGAAGGAAACCACGATATTTCTGTAAGAGTAGAACAGATTATCAAAACAAGATATAAAGAACTGCTTAACCGTCAGATTAACACTTCCATTGTACTTACAAAGAAGGATATTCCTGAGTCTGTAAATTCAGCAGAAGTAGATGAATTAAAAGCACAGAATGCCGCTATGCAGGAACAGATGGCACAGATGCAGAAAATGATTGAGCAGATGATGGCCGCACAGAATACTTCTAAAGAGATAAATATAGAAAACACCCCTAAAGAAGAGTCTAAGAGATCTCCTGGCCGCCCAAAGAAAACAACTTAGGAAGCTGGTGGTTTGGATGGCAGGAAGAACTTCATTTGAATATTTATTTGAAAGATTTTATAGACGAATTGAAAAGGACGAGGAATTTTTTAATTATTATAATGTTGATGTTGCAGAAGCAGTTCAATTAGCGCATGAAAGAGCGAAAGGCTGTTTAATAGACGCTTTAGACAGACTGTCATCTACAAGCAATTTGCAAGTTGATTTTTCTGATTATGATGAGAAAATGGAATCTTTAGGTTTTAAAACAACGAATAACGAAAATAAACTTATCATTGATTTAATGTTTCAGGTGTATATGGAACGTGATTTACCCTTACTTCATGCATTTAAAATCAATTTTACTCCAAGCGATTTATCTGTTTTCTCTCCTGCTAACGAAAGAAATTCATATGAGGCTTTTATCAAGCGATTGAATGAAGATAATGAAATTGCTTTGGATGACTATAAAAGCAGAGATAGAAAAACCGGCAAGCTAAAAAATACAATCAACTATTCTGCTTACGAAGATTACTAGATGAATATTGACTATTTTATGAAAATTCAAAATGCTTATGGTACAAAGAGCAGACGGGAAAAAGAGCTTGCCAAAATCAATCGTGAAATGTCAAAGCATTTTGAAGATACTTTTGATACAGAAGAAGTTTTGATAAATGGTATTCCAACGGAATTAATGATAATTAAAGATACTGAAGGAAATACATTTAAGAAGAAAATCAAAACCAGGCATGAAGATAAGTTTAATCTTGGCGACTATGTACTATGGAATAATCAGGTCTGGCTTATAACACTTGTCGATGTAGATGATAAAACCTGGAATCGCGGTTATATGTATCTTTGTACTGTTCCATTACGATGGCAAAATTCAGAGGGTAAAATTATTGAACGTTTTGCTTACAGTGAAGATTTCACAAAATATTCTTCTGGTATTACTGGTAATAACACTATTAAGATTGGAGATAACCAATATGATTTAACTCTTCCGCTAGACAGCGAAACTAAGAAACTCAACCGTGATATGAGATTTGCTATTGATTTTGATGATTCTGATAAACCAGATATTTATATATTGACTAACAGAAAGGTTGGTCTGAATAATAATGAATATTTTGGTCGTGGCGGTACAATGATATTAACTATGTCTTTTGAAGCTTTTTATTCGAATGACGATAAACGAATTACTATGGATAATGGTAAAGAGGTATGGATTTGTAATTATAAAGATATAATCCCCACTCCTCTCCCACCCTCTCCACTCAATCCCGATAAAATGACAGTTTCAATCAATGCTGTTATTCAAGGACGAAAAGAATTAAAATGTGGACATCCATGTTCTTACACTGCTGTTCTATCAGATTCAGACAATAGTTCTATTGATTGGAATGATGCATTATATGGTTGGAATGTGGTAAGTGATTTTGATGTGATGCAGATCATTAACGGAAATCAAATTGAATTGTTTGTTGATGATGAAGATGTAATATCATCTTCTTTTTTATTGCAAATAATCAGATTGGACAATCGTACAGTTATCGCTAAAACTATGATAAGTATTGTTGATATTGTATAGGAGGTGGTTCATGTCAAATTTATACTATGCGGCTTCTTATAAAAACAGAATTATTAATCTTTTGTTAAAGAATGAAAACTTAATTAAACTTATAAATCCATCTCCTAGTAAGTGCAAGGATCTGGATATTATAGATGTACTTATTGGCGGTAAATGGCTTATTAACGGCACCGAATATGAAGAGCAAGGGCACATATTTGATTACCAGTTCGTAAATGATACTACAAAAGATAAAAAGACGTTTATCTTTGTAGAAACTGATATAAATAATATTAGGGATAACATGTTTACAGATTTTAATTTATATGTTTGTATTTTTACCGATAAGGATCTGGTAAGACTCTCTGATAGATCATCTCCTACAGTTCAGGAAGTTAGGGATATGGGATACTTTGCAGGCACATATGCAAATCGTATAGATGTGCTGTGTGATATTGTAGATAGGATTTTAAATGGAACTGATAAAATTAAAGGCATTGGTGATGTAAAACCAGCGTCACCAGGATATGTCACAATGTATACTCCAAACAGACAATATTATGGAAAGTGCTTAAAATATAGAATTTCAAATTTTAATGATAAGGAAGACGAGTGTGGAAATCAATAAAGATACATTATTGCCGTTTCTTATCTATAATGATCCTATCAAGTACAATGAACATATTACATTATATCCTGTAACAATGAAGGATATTATGTCATTCCAAATGCTTTCACAATCAATTACAGTCAGAAAAAACAGTACATTCCATGAAAAGAAAATAATTAAAATGACATATCTTGATTTTCTTTTGTACTGTCTTGGTAATGAAGAATTAGAGCAACAATATAAAATCGCAGGATTATCTCAATATTTTCTGTATGCATTACAGTTATTGCGTTTATGCTGCAAGGATGCAGAAATCAAATTAAATCAGCAAACGGGACAAATTATTATAAATGATGAAGTAATTACGCCTCATGTCTTTGATGATTTGAGACGTATTATTATTATTCAAAATAAGATTGATTTTGACATTGACGAATTTCTGAATTATGACACAGAGCAGCGTTTGTTAAAAGCACAAAAAGATCTTGATAAAAATGAAAACAAGGCAAATATTGAAGATTACATTGATTCCCTTGCAATCGCTATGAATATTACAGAAGACAAAATTAAGGATATGACTATACGGAAATTCTGGCGTTATATCAAACGTTATCAACTGCATGAAAGTTATACAATCGCAAAAACTGGTGAATGTAGCGGGATGGTTTCGTTTAAGGAACCAATCAAACATTGGATGGTTCCTCTTGATGAGGACGATAAATATAAAAATCTTAAAACAGATGAAACTGAATTAAAAGGCAAAATGGGATAATTCCTTTTTTGCTTTTTTTATTGTTTTCAAAATAAAAAAGTATTTTAAGAAAGTGAGGAAAATTTAATATGGCAAATAATGCAAAAGATTTTTTAGTTAGTACTGCAGATTTTGCGTTCTATGTGGACGATATTCTTGCTTGTACTGGTACAACAAACCTGAATGCTTCTCTTGAAGTATCAATGGAGGAACAGAATGTGAATGCCGGAAAGGGAAATAAATTAGTTTATTCTTATAAATATGGACGGCAATTAAATGCAACACTTGAAGCTGCAGATTGGAAGCTTGAGTATTTGGCTATGGCATCCGGCTCTAAGATTACAGAGGGAATGACAGACGTTTATAAATTTCATGAATGCGTAATTCTTACTAATGGTATTGGCGTGCTTAGCACAACTCCAATCGGTAATGTGGCAGTTGAATTACCAAATGGTATTATTTTAACGGTTACACCAGAAGGAACAACTATTGATTTGAGCGACTATGGTCTTACTGGTGAGAAAGATTCCGTTAAAGCTACATACAGATATAACAGAGTTGCTAAGTCTATTACGATTGATGGGGAATCTACCCCGATGTGCGGTAAACTTGTTCTTGATGCTGATCGTCATAATAATAAACTTGGCAAAGTTGGAAGTGTTCAGATTATTATTCCTTCATATCAGTTGAATGGTAATTTTAATATTGAATTTACTCCAGATGGTGTAACATCTACTTCTCTTGAGGGTAAATCATTAGCTGTTGATGGTGATACCTGCAAGGACGGTAGTGTGTACGCTTATATTAAGGAATTTGATGAAAAGGCAACTGCTATCTCTGTGCTTGAAATCGCAGCTACTCCTGGCACCATTACTCTTGATTCTACTGATCTCACAAAGACAGCCACAATTTCAGTAATTGGATTAAAAGGTTCCCTTTATAGTCCTATTGAACTGGAAAATACAGATTGTACTTTTGTTAGTGATACACCTGCTACTGCTACTGTTGATACAAACGGTGTCGTTACGCCTGTTGGAGCTGGTTCGGCAAAGATTACTGTCACATATGATGGAAAATCTGACCAAGTTGACGTTGTAGTGGCGTAATAAATAATATAGGCAGGCGACATAAAAGTTGTCTGCCTATTATGTATGGAGGGTTTTCAATGAGTGAAGTTTTTGTTTTGGAAAAGTCTATTATAGAAGGGTCACAAGACGAAAATCAGAATGTAATTCAAGAAAAATTTTCAAAGGTTCAACCTCGAAAAAATAAATCTAAGGAAGATTTTAAGTCAAAAGAATGTAAGGTTATTTCTTATAATAAACATACCAATACGTTAGACGTAAATTTTGATGGATTCGGCATCCGTCTCAATGATGTGAAAAATTTTGTTGGTAATACTGCAATTATTAAGTACAAAGGTGAAATTGGGAAACCTGATTTCAAGTATAAACTTTAGGTGATACTATGTGTGAAAATGCTTACGAGCAAGTATCTGAACGTACAGGGAAAATAATGATATTTTGTAACTTAAAAAATAATGGAGAAAAAGTAAGAAATGAAATGATGAAACTATGTATATGTCAAAGGTTTTGTCCTGATAAAGATAAATACATACCTCATCAACAAAAGGAACAATGTAAGTTCTATGGAGGAAAGTAGGGAAATAATGGGAATTATTCAAGATAAAGTAACCCCTGAATTCAAAAAGTGGGTTGGATATTGTGAAAAAAATAATAAAACACAGATAGGAACTTATGATAATCCGGAAGGATATAAAAGCAATACTGGAACAGGAAATTATACTGTATTTGCTGATTTATATTATAAAAAGACTGGAATCAATGTCCAAGGACAGCCTTGGTGTGACTGTTTTTACGATACAATACTGATACATCTTTTCGGAGTTCAAAACGCCAAGAAGTTAGTTAATGGATTTTCAGCTTATACTCCAACATCAGCTTTACACTATAAACAAGCAGGGAGATATTTTAAGGATAATCCGCAAGAAGGGGATCAAATATTTTTTCATAACGGTACACGAATTTATCATACTGGATATATTTATGATGTTAAAAATGGCATTATATATACCATTGAAGGTAATACCAGTTCTGATAAAATCTTAGAAAACGAGGGAGGTTGTGTAGCATATAAACAATATCCGATTGGATGGACTAATGGAAACAAGAAAATTGATGGATTTGGAAGACCAGATTATTCCGTTGTAGAGACATACCAGGAGGGATTTCTTAGGGCCGCAGACGGGAAACGCTGGTGGTATCAATATAAAGACGGCTCCTATGCTACTGGATGGGCCTGGCTTACAGAAACAACAGGAGGTACTTCTGGATGGTATTTATTTGATGAGAATGGATATATGCTGACGGGCTATCAAATTACTTCAGATGGTAAAAGATTTATTCTTTGCCCGGAACATGGAATCCATGAAGGGCAGTGTATGGTAACTGATGATCAGGGGCATCTGATTGTTGCAGAGTATGATATGAAGACAAAGAAGTACCTTATTAAAAAGGAGTAGGAAAGGGAAATAAAATGAGTGAATTATTACAAAGCATTGATTGGACACAAGTGATTTATGCAATATGGACTATAGTATTACTTCCAATTTTTACATATATAGGTACACAGATTAGTAATTATGCTAAAATAAAGCAAATTGATAAGTATACGACTATTCTATATAAAAATGTTGTAGATGCAGTTAAGGATACATATGAAACTATCGTAAAGGATCTAAAAGGGACTGAAGCATGGACAAAAGCCAAACAGGATGAAGTAAAGCAGATTGCAAAAACAAAGGCAGTTAATGCCCTTACCACTTCTGCTTATCAAATTTTAAAAACTGCTAACAGTGATTTTAATGAGTATCTTGACGGCCTGATTGGGACGGCCCTTTATGACCTAAAACATACAAAGTAATATCAGGTGATTTTATAAATGGAAGCAATCATAGAATTAACTAAAGTAAATTTTTCATTTGTTTTTATTTCTGTTTTTAGCGTGCTTGTTGGAATTAAAGCAGTCGTCTCTGTACTTGAATGGGTAATTGATAAATTCGGTATTGAGACAAAACGGATGCGGCGAAAACGTGAAGACCATGAACTGATTATACAAACCTCTCAAACTCTTTTAGAATTACAGAAAAAACACGATGAAGATGTACACCAATCAGATGAACACGATGCTGAAATTAAAGAAGCCCTATCTACATTCATAAGTGAAATAAAAACAATTATTTCTGAAACGCAATCTGAAATAAAGCAATTTACAGAAAATCGTATTCACGATAGGGAACAATCATTTAAAATACAAAAAGAATTATCTGATTCAATCAGTCATATAAACGAAAAAGGGATTGAAAGGGATAAACAGATTGAAACATTAGCATTGGGGAATAAGGAACTATTGGCAAATATTATAAATGATCGCTACCAAAGATATTTATTGTTAGAAGGTATTCCTGCTGACGAAGCAGATGAATTTACAAATATCTATTATGCTTATAAATCTTTAGGAGGAAACCATAATGGAGATCAAAAGTATAATTATGTAATTAAACATTTACCTGTTATTCCCGTAAAAACAAAACTTGTAACAAAAGAGATAGAGCCATTAGAAGAATAATTTTTTGAAAAACTTTGTTGGAAAACCCATTAGCATTAGCTGATGGGTCATTTTTATTGGAAAGCTCAAAAGGAATATTATGTCTAAAAACATAGGAAAAATATTTGAGCAAAACTGGAAAGCAAGCTGCCCTGATTGGGTATTTGTGTATAGACCTCCTGATGCTGCTCAGTCGTTTAATATGACAAATAATTTAAGATTCAGCCACCATAGTCTTTGTGATTATTTGATGTTTGATGGAAGAACAGGTATATTGTATACTCTTGAACTAAAGACATTCCAAAATTCTTGTTCGTTTGAGAGAGTAAAAGAAGATACTGGAATTATTCATTATCATCAGATAGAATCTCTTAAAAGATGTAGTGTATATCCAAATGTTATCAGTGGTTTTATTCTTGACTTCAGGAAAACAGATAATACATATTTTTTAGCTATAAATGAATTTTGTAAAATGTTAGAAAATATAACAAAGAAAAGTTTTAATGAAGATGATATGCATAAGTGGTGTAACCCTATTAAGATAGAAAAAAGGAAATTAAAAGTAAATTATAGATATAATGTAGAAGGTTTTCTAAGTAATACTCAAAAAGGAGAGTAGTGTATGGCAATCAAATTGCGATTAAATGAAGTATTAAGTGTTAATGAATGTTTAAAAGCGATAATTGATGACAACCAGTCAAAAACTGATGCCCTTTTTAAATTTAGGTTATTAGGGATAATGAAAGAAATTAGTTCGCATGTAAGCAATTTTAATGTTGTTCGCAATGAAAAGATTATTGAATATGGTGAAAGGACGAAAAAGGGTAATTATCAGATTTCAAAAGAAAATAAAGATGCAATGACTAAATTTAATTACGATATGGACGCCTTGCTTAAGAGTGAAGTTACTATCAATATTGATAAACTAAAAGCTAATGATGTATTTAACAGGGGTGTAAAAGCGAAGTATCTTATTGGGTTATATCCAATTATTGAAAAATAAAAACGAAAAAGAAAGGAACTACAATTGTGCTTACTTATTTTAAAATGAAGAAAAATGAATGGAAAGTTAAAGCTG